TTCTCCATGCGGGCACGGCGTTTTTGTCAACCGCACCAAAAGCAAAACCCCGGGGCGGATGCCCCGGGGCGCTTGAACACACAAACCAGTGCTTAGGCTTTCTTCGCCAGAATCTTGAGACCGGCCGTGATGCCGTAGGTGAAGCCGCCGACCACCTCGAAGTTGAGGAAGTGGGTTCCGTTCGCCGTGTTGTAGTGGCGACGATACCCGAGACCGATGCCGCTGACGGGATCGACCACCGTGCGGGCTTCGAGGTATTCGCTCGGAGCCTGCGGCTGAAGGGTGCGGATTGCCACGGCGATGGCCGAAGGATGCACCGCGAAGCCGGCGAGAGTGATGCTGGTGCCGACGTTGGTGGCCGGGATCAGGGTGCTCTCGAAGACGTTCATGCCAGCCAGACGGCGGACCTGACCCTCGCGGATGCCTTCCGAACCGAAGTTGAGGTTGGCGAGGATGTTGGTGCTGTCGGACAGGAGCGCGTCGTAAGCGTCGGGCTCGATGAACAACGCGCGGTCATTCTGAGGAGCCTTGGCTTTGGTGAGCTCGAGGCGGGCCTTGCGGACATCCGCCATGCTGAAGCTGGCCGAGGTGAAGGAAGCGACCGCCGCGCCGAAGTTGGCGGTGGTGATCAATCCCCAGCACGAAGCGATGAACGCCTGGGCAACCGCGCGGCCCTGCTCTGCGCCGATCTCGGACAGCATTTGCGGGGTGAGCGCGCTGGATTTGCTCCATTGCGTGTCGGTGAAATCGACCGTGGACAGGAAGTGCTTGTCGATGGTGACTTCGCGGGCCGTGAGGGTCACGTCTCCGTCAGCACCTTCGTAGGTGTTGTTGAAGGTCGAAGCCGTGATCGAGGAGATGAGCGGGATGCTCACGACCTCACCCTTGCGGGCGGCCTCGGCGTTGTAGTTCACGCTGAACGCGTTCAGCGGATGGAGGGAATCCACGAACGCTTTGAGGGCGCTTGAGGAGATGATGTCGTCGTTAAGACCAGTGATGGAGGCCATGATGAGTTATTTGTTGGATTGTTTGAGCTTGGAGATGAGCGCGAAATCGCCGGCCTCGAGGGCTTTGCGGACGATTTCAAATTTGGTGGAGCGATCGCCCGAGGCGTAAGCCTCTTCGACGGAAACGGCGGAACCGTTGCCCGTCACGGCGTTGTCGCCGCGAGCGGCGAGTTCGACTTCCAAAACGGAGAGCTTGGAGGTGACGGCTTCGAGCTTCGCGGCGAGTTCAGCGGCTTTGCTGTCCTCGACGGGAGCGGGAGCGGGTGCTTCGGGTGCCACTTCGGCTTTTTCTTCAAAAGCGGCTTTGATCTCGGCGCGGAGTTCGGCGGCCATCGCTTCGATGGCGGCCTTCGCGTCGAACTGTTCAGGAGCGGATTTTTGATCCATGCCCTTTTCTGCGGTGTCAACCGCGACCGGCTTTTCGGCCTGCGGCAACGCGCGAAAAACTCCGTCGGGATTGGCGGCCGGGCGCGAGACAAGGTCTACGCTGACCAGTTCCGAAACGCGCGCCAGGCGAGTGCCGTCTTCGTTTTCGTCAGGCGTTCCGCTGAAGGTCATGCTGAAGCCGACGCGCTGCGGGGCTTTGGTCAGGATCTCGGAATAGAAAGACGCTTGGGGGTGTGAGCCGAGGAGTTCGAGGTCCGCGCGCAGTTGGTCTTCCTCGATGCGGAAGTTGGCGAGAAAGCCGATCAGGCTGTCGATGCTCTCGTCGTGATCGACAAACACCTTTACCGGGCTGCCCACCTGGCCGGCCGCTTCGGCCTGCAACAGCGTCACATCGTCCACCAGCATGGCATGACCGAGCGCCGGGCCAACGGTGGCGACGGAGATGCCTTCAAATTTAAGCGCGTCCATACTCGGACGGGCTCATGTCAAGCAGTCGGCTTCTCGATCTTCTTCCGGCGATACAGGCGCTTGCGCTTTTTCGGCAATGCCAATTCGGTCGGTTGGGTTGGTTCGGAAAGTTGTGGCGGTTCGGCGGCGGGCGCTTCTTCTTGCGGGAGAATCTCGGCCTGCGGCTGCGGTTGCTCCACGCCAATGCTGACGCCGAGCGATGCGGCAAATTCACGTTCGGCGGCAATCTCCGACACCGCCTCTTTCCAGTCGATGCCCTGCTCGCCAAAGAAATCGGAAAGCGTCATCAGCCCGGCCTTCACATCGTCCCGGCGTGCGGCGGCCTCGCGGCCAACGTCCACGGTAATGGAGCGCGGGGTCTGCCAGCCGACGTTGCGCCAGTTGGGATTCATCGGAAGTTCGCGCCGGCGCATGGCGTTGGCGATGGCGTAGCCCCACAACTTATTGAGAAAGGCGTTGATCAGGACATCCTGGCGGCCCGCAAAACAACGCGCGGCTTTTTGAATGATAAATCTTTGCGCGACACCTCCGACAGCGGACGTATCCCAAACAAACTCATACGGCAGCCCGAGGCCGATGGCCGCCGCGCGGATGTATTGCTCGAGGTGCTTGTCGAGCTTCTCGTTCGGGCGGTTCATCTGGAAGCTCTGCAAGTCTTCCGTGGTTTTGAGGCGCGGCACCAACCCACCGCCGAACATGGATTCGCGGGTCAGGTTACCGTTGCTGTCTTTGCTTAGATCGCCGAAGAACCCTTCGGCGCCGATCGTGCCAGTGTTGTTTTTGATGACCAGGCCGATGCTGCTGCCTGCCTTGGCCGCCATCATTTCAAAACGGAGGAGCTCGTCGCGGTCCAAGATGGAGTTCAGCGCCACCCCGACAGCCGGATAACCGCGCACCTGATCGGCGCGCTCGGGCTCAAAGACGTGAAGCATGGCCTCGGCTTTGATCTCCCGATGCCGGCGGGGGTATTCGTCGCCTTCTCCGATGAAGTAACTGAGCGGACGCTGGAACTTGTCGAGCTTCACGCCGTCCACCACGCCGCCGTTGTTGGCCGCCGTGTCGGGCGACTCGATGCGGTGGGCTTCGACAATCTGGACAGCAGGAGCGCCGTCTTGCCGGGCGGTGAGGATAGCAAAGATTTCGCCGTCGCGGTCGATGGCCTCCGAGACCAGCATTTGCAGGCCGCGCATATCGTGGCGGCCACTGATCTCGGGCTGCCGCGACCAATTTTCCCACCATGCCTCGGCCGCATCGTCCCATTCCTGGTCGCCGGTCATGGCCTGCGGGCGGATGCCGATGCCCGAGCCGACAGAATACAGGGCTTTATCCCTGACAGCCCCGCGCACAATGGCGTTGTTGTAAAAGCATTTGCGACTTAACGCCATCAGGCGCGTGCGGTCATAGGAGGAAAGATCGACTTTGCTATCCTGCGCCTGCGCGTAGACCCAGCCGCGCTCCTCGCTGCGGTGGTTCACGGCTTCGATCATGCGCGAAAAGCCAAAGCGCGCGGCGAGACGGTCAACAAAGCTGGTGGTTTTAGCCATTAGGTGCGGTTCGGGAAGCGGACTTGCGTGACGCGGCTGTTGCCCACCGTGCCGGCATTGATCGCCAACGCCGTTTCGATCAGGCCGAGCATATCCCAGGCGTTGTAGGTTTGCTGAAGCGTGACGGAGCGGCCGCCCACACTGCTTGACACAACGAACGCTTGCGAAGCCCCGCCCGCAAGAATCTGCGCTTTGCAGGAGGCTTTCAGTTGGGACAATTCGCTGGCCGTGAAAACGGAGGCCAGCATCGAGGCGTCGGTCATGCCCTCGGTCTTTGTGTCAAGCAGCCGCGTTGGTTGCCTTGAACTGCGCCATGATCGAGTCGATCAGCACGAGGGCCATCTTTTCGCAGTCGGCCAAGTGGTTCGGCCCGAGTCGCTGCCACTTGGATTCACCGTCTTTCTCGATGAGCGCCTCGCCCTGCAACTGGCCGACGTAATCCTTGGCGATGTCCCGGGGCAGATACCACCGGCCCCGCCCGTCTCGCAGGATGTCGTGATAGAGTCGGGCCTGCCAGAAGTGCGCGTCGAATTGCACGGCCCACAGCACCGCGCCCGCCGACACGATTTGCTGGAACTTGTAGGGCTCGCGCAATCCCTGGCTGACAGTTCGCCCCTTGGCCGCGACAAAGAGACCGCCCGACTTGGCGACAAAGTCGTAGACGCCCGCCGGGGTCTTGGCTGCGTAGCCCGCGTCCACGATGCCGCGATAGCACTTGTAGTGCTTGAACTTGTCCATGATCCCGTCCCATCCGACCATCGCCCCGTAGTCGAGGAGGTAGGTGCTGCCGTCTTCGTGGAGCTCGCGGACGATCCACCACATTTCTGTCTGGCCCACGTCGATGGACATGAGGCGGCCGATCATCTTGCCCTCGGGCGCGGCGCCTATCATGTAGCGAGGCGATGCATCCACGCGGTCGCGGATCATGGCTGTCGTAATCAGCGCCCCTTGCGGCTTCCACGGTTCGGCCATCTCGCGGTTTAGAAAATCCTGCAATCCGCCCGGGGCTTCGTAGTCCTGCAAATACTTCACGGCCAGATCAGGCCAAGTGCGCCAGGGTGAGTAGAGCGAGGAGAGATGATAGCTGCGGCGGCCGGCCTCGGCGGCAAACTCCGTTGCGCGCCACTCTCCGCGCTCGAGCCAGGTCTTTTTGTCGGCGTTCTCGTGGAGGTGCCCACACTTCGGGCAGGCATAGCGTGTGGTCTCGGCCACCCGCGCCATGTTCCATATCCCGTTATCCTGCTTGGCCTCGGCGTCCCAGCGCACATTCTTCCACTCGAGGAACTGCCACTCGCCACACCCGAGGCACGGCAGGAAATAGCGGCGCTGGTCTCCCTTCAGCCATTCGGTCCAGATCGCGCCGTCCTCATACGTTGGCGTCGAGGTGCAGACGATCAAATGGTTCGGGAATGTCGCCGTGCGCGCCTCGGCAAGCTGGATCGGGCTTGCCTCTTTGCCCGACTGCGCGGCGAATTTGTCCATCTCGTCCATCATCAGGAGCGCGATGGAACGGCTGGAAAGGTTGGCCGGGCTGTTCGACCCGACGAAATACACGCTCATCCCTTTGAAATGCTGTTCGAGGATGGTCAGATCGTCGGCGTTGTCGGGTTTGTGCGTCTTCAAAACGTCCGAGCTTTCGACCATCGGCAGCCAGCGCGACTTGGAAAACGACCGCGCCAGGTGCGTTGAAGGCATGACCCAAAGCGCGGGCGCCGGGTTTTGGTCGAGCCGATACCCCATGCCCGCAAGGATGGCCGTGGTCTTGGCCGTCTGGGCGCCCCAGACCAGCGCCATGCGCCGGATGGATTCGTTGCCGAAACACTCGAGCGGCTCGCGGATGTAAGGCGTCTCGCGTGTCCGATACGGCCCGTGCAAGTGCGCGGTGTTGCCGATCGTCAGATTGCCCTCGGCCCACTCGACCACACCCTGCTTCGGCGGTGGTTGGGCCTTGCGGGCAATGGCGGCGCCGACATCGTCGGCCGTCAGGCTGCTTTTAATTTGTCCGAGAAAATCTGACACGCATCAGCCACCAGTTTGCCGGCCTCGGGGTA